ATGTGTTAGCTTTGTTTGTTTCTATAGACGTTTGACTGTTTACTTTAGTAACTATAGTACCACTTTTTACATTAGTACCTGTAACTCCTAGCCCAACGGTTATTGGTCCTGTAACTTGAGTTGGTGTGTTTAAAGTAAGAGCTTTTGAATTTGTAACATTTCCATTTAAACCAGCTGTAGCAACTATTGCAGCCGCCTGCGTACTAGCATTTAAAACTTCTATACACTCATAAGGATTATATTTAGATACTGAAATAGAATCTTCATCTGTATAGTAAGTTGGTGCTAAATAAGTGTTTGATGGATTGTTTGATGGGTTTGCTAAATTAACATTTATTTTTCTAGGCTGGTTTCTATCATCAGTCCAAAACAATAAACCCTCTATAATGTTAACACCTATAATAGGATTTGTTTGAGAAAAATTTAAAAAAGCACCTTCAACTAAAACTTTATAATTATCACTACCATTAATATTGTAAGCTAAAATATAATTCTTAGCACTTGGACTATAAATTATTCTATCTTCTGCTTGGACATCAAAGTAATCAGTCCAAAAGCTATATATTGTTGTATTATTTTCATCAACAAATTGACCTATACATTTTATATTTGGTGCTCCTACAAGTGTAGAAAAACTAACTTGATTGCTAGAAAACAATATTTCTTTATTACCTAATACATTTTCTAATGCTCCTACGTCTGAACTTTCTGATCTACTTATCTGAACGTTTTGTGCATCGCGATATTCTCCAGATGGTATTAACCTATCATCTAGGTCTTTATTCATCTTGGACTTTATAAAAGCATTTTTAACTTCAGCCATGTATTATTATTTTATCCATTTAGATTTACCTCTCATAACTTGAACTATTTCATCTAGTTTAATATTAGATAATCTTATTTTTGCATTTCTTAACTTAGCGCTTTTTTCTCTACGTAATCTTTGAACTACATATTCTGGTTGATTTATTCTTGTGGATATTACAGCGTGAATCATATAAGCATACATCGCTTCTTCTGCTAGCTTAGGGACTTTAGTGTCTAAGTCTGATGCTAATCCGTCAGAAACGTATTCAAGTATTATAAGCTTATTAGCTAAATCAGATGAGAAAGACATCTTACCTTCTCTTTCGTTTAAATTAAACCAACCATTTACTTGATGATACTGAGGATCAATACCATATTGTTGGCCTAATCTTCCTCCCCAAAACCCAAACATATCGGCATTATAAGCCCACATATCATTTGTAAAATCATTTGAATTAAAAAATCCATTAATAAATTCTGTGTTAGCTGTGTGCCATCTACTTTGAGTTTTAGATTCAGTTTCTATATCGTTACCATAACTATCTTGAGTGGGTATACCAGCTGAGTCTTGTGCTTGTGTATAGTAAGGACTCATTGTTAAATTGTTAGCAGGATAAATAGGGTGTAAAACACCTAGTCTATCAACCCAAGAACATTTAACATGGTTAACATAATCTTGAGGTAGCACTAAAGTTAAGTTTGACGGTATAGATAGTTCTGCAGATTTAATACTTTTTAAAGTATCATAACTAAACTCTTGCATCGCTCTTTTAGCGTGAAATATTACATCAGTTCTTTTTACACTAGGTATTAATTTTCCTGCTCCAACGTATGCAACTAAAAAATTATTAATCACATCATTAAGTTTAGTGTATTGATAGCTACCATAGTTATTTTCTGTAGTTTGTCCATATGCTTTTTCAGCTTCTGTAGAAGCATATTTACCACCAGTTAATATATTTAATTGTACAACTATATATTGATTAGCACCTGGCGCAGCTGTAAGAGTAACTGTTTTACCGTTTGTAACCGTAAAAGCTGTAACCCATTCAGACCATGTTCCAGGTATTGCTGTAGGGCTAGTATATATTTTAAAATTATTTAGACCATAATCCACGCCAGCGGGATTCCAATCGCCTAAATAAAGATCTGTATCAAAAGTTGTAGTAAAAGATTGACCAGTATTATTACCAGCATCACCTCTAAAACCTTGTGATCCTTGAAAATACTGTTGTGCATTTTCAGTTATTAATCCGTCACTTGGTGGTTGTATAGCCATATTGTATTAACTTTTTTGATTTATTTCTGTAGCTTGTTCTTCTGCTGCAGCTACTTGTATAAGTTGAGGATCTTTTATAACAACGCCAGCATATAATAGTATTTTAATTATTAAAGCAGTTTGTTCAGACTCTGATAACTCAAAATTTTGAGACGTAGCTGGATCATAAATATATTGACCTACTTGACCTAAAGAATAACCCCAAACAACATTTCTAGGTTTTCTTACAAAATCTACTGTTATATCTCCAGCGCTTACTATAGTGCTAGGGCTAATGTAAAGTTTATTGTTTTCGTAAAGATAATTAGGAAAGCTATTGGTAGCTTTAGTAAGGGGAGATTTTTGTATTTGATAATAATCGCTTCTTTGTAACCTTTGTATTTCTGTAGGAATACCTAAGTAATTATAAGTTACTGTTCCTAATCTATAAAAAGAAACGGTTGTTGAAGGAAAGGGAGGGTTTGTAGGTTCAACACCTGAATATAAAATTGTATTACCATAACTATCTATAGCTGGTAAATTCCAAAAGGGATTTGTTGGTGTAGTAGTGTTGTCGTAAGTCGCGTTACCAAAGGTTTTAAATATAGCTATTCTTTCATCTATATTTTCTATTCTATCTGAATAATCTACATCAGCTTGTGGCACACGTAACTGTTGATTAAGATCTTCAAAATATTGTTCAAAAATCTTCAGGAGTAATGTATCCTCGTTGTTCTTTGTTTAGTATTGTTAATACAGTACTATAAACCTGATTTACGTTTATTGCCATGTTAATTTTATTATGTTAATAATCAGGTGGCCACATAAGTAACCACCTGTTATTATAATTACCTGTTATTTAAATTTTTTCTCGATAGACTTGTATATTTGTACACCTTCGTCTGTCTTTAAAAAAGCAGCAAATGCTGAATAAGGATTTTCATCAAATGGTATTGTCATTAATTTTTTACCATTAGAAGCCCACATAAAGTATCTTTGATCGTCTGATAACCTTATGACATTTGCTTCAGTGGCTTTAATACCAAAATTTCTTAAAACTACGTTTTCATCGTTGGCTAGTTCTATAAATAGAGATGGATTGTTTTTAGCAAACAAAAGTAAATCTCTTTTTATTTCTTTTGAACTTAACTTGCTTACTTCAGATCCACACTCTACTCTCAATACGGCTTCAGCGTGTTCTATATCCATTGATTTAGCAGCGTTTAACGCATCTATTTCAAAATTTAATTCATCTAATTCACTTATTGCAACCTTTTGAGGTTCTAATTCTCTGTATCTATGTAGCTTTAATGGATGATAAAGAGACAATAGTTTTTGTAAAGCTTGTTGTTCTTTCTTTACGCTTAAAACACCATCTGTAAATGTTATATGACCCATAGTAGCTTCTCCTTTTTGTTCATCTACAAATACAGAAGCTTGATTAGTTGCATACCTTAATTCTCTTTGAGCTCCTGTTTCTTCATCAAACCACAGTAAAGGATGTTTTTTAGTATGTTTACTAGGTATTGTAAAAGTTAACGGAGAGCTTTGTCCTGTTAGATAGTAGTTTCTATCTTTTATCTCCCAACCTTGCGGTTGAGTTGTTTTTTGTTTTGACATAATATAATATAATTAAAAAGTTTAAAAAAAATAAGTACCCCGACGGGGATAATTATTATAGTTGGATTATTTTATAATCCTTTGAATAATACGAAATTATTCGCAGCTTGAGTAACTAAACATCTTTCAGATAAGAAGTTAACTTCCATAGCATCTAAAGATGAAGTGAAAGCACCACCTACTGAACCAGTTAACCACGACTTCATTCTTCTGTCGTCAGTCTGAGAAGCTCTATATCTTACGTGTAAGAAAGGTCTTCTAATGTTAGTACCTAAAATTTGATCATATACAGTTGAAGTACCAGCTGGTATTAAAACTCCTTCGATTGAAGAAGGTCCAACTTGAGCACCTCTTGTAGAAGCATCATTTAAGTATTTCCAGTCTGTTTTATAGAAGTCATAAGAACCTCTTCTAAATCCTGAGAAACCAAGATTTAAAGCCATTTCTTCTGAGTTTTCAAACAAACCAAAAGCAGTACCACCAGCGAAACCACCAGAGATAGATCCTAGCATATCGTCAAAATCAAGATTAGAAGATCTGTTTAAGAAAAGCATGTTTTCTTCAATAGCTCCGCGAATAAACCTTGTGAACCAAGTGTTTGACCAGTTAATCCACCAGGACCTCCAGCAGATAATTCAGATTCTACCATAGACATTTCTAGGTAATCTTCAAATCTAAGTCTAGTTTCAGACTCAGCTTTTAAGTACCATAAATATCCTCCAGTACCATCTTCAGTAGAAACTTCTACCCAACCGATCTGAGCTGTGTCAGAACCATTGATAGTATAAGTACTTCTAAGGATAATAGGAGAGTTAGAGAATTGAGTAAAGCTAGGAGTAACTGTTACTTGTGGATTGTTACTTGCAGAGTAGGTGTTTACACCTACAACACCATTAGCAGTTGATGTTCCTTTTTGGAACTCAGAACCGTATACAAAGATTTTTTTACCAGCACCATCAGCAATTCCAGCAGCGGCTAAGTTAGCAAAACCATAAGGTTCTACAGTTAATCTTCCTGGGTTACCACCACCACCGGCAGCAGCTGTGTCAGATATTCTAACAAAACACTTTGCTTCGTTTCCGAAGTCATCCATTACAACGATTGTTGATCCTGGAGATATTACATTTAAAATAGGGTTAGCAACATTTGCAGCAGTTACAGGAATAGTAATTGTTCCAGCACCAGATGCAGACGTACAATTATTGTACGCAATGTGTAATCTATTTTGTTCAGACCAGATAACCTGATCAGATGTCATTGGCATTTCCGCGCCAACCATACGTAAAAATCCTGATAACGTTCTGTTACCGTATCTTTCTACTTCTTGTTCATATAATTCTGGTAGATATTGTTGAGCAAAATCATTCGCACCTCCGTCAAACTGTAAATAGTTTGCCGCAAGGATTTGTTGCGATTGACTTGGTACAATAGCACCGAATTGTGGGGTTAAAGACATAATAAATAATTTTTAATTAGTTAGTTAAATTTTTTTGTTTTTATTTTTAATTTTGTTGAATCTAATCCACTAATCGATCTTACTTTTAATCCGTTTATGAAAACGTTACCATCGGCAACTTGCCTAGGTTTTTCACTTGTGATATTTTTAGAACTGTCAACTATAGTTTTTACACCATCAGCTTTACCTTGTTCATAAAAATGATTAGCAATCTTATCAGCATTCATAGCAGCATATAACGATTTGTGATAACCATGTGTATCGGTAACAACACCTTTGTCATCAGTATATTTATTAATAAATTTACTAATATCAGTTTGTGTTTCACCAACTTGTTTAGGATTAGAAACTTTATATCTAAACTTTTTTTGCCCTACGCTAAAATCAAACCCTTGAAATTCATCGTTAAACAATTGACTAGTTTTAGTTTTAAAATCCTGATGGTTGGTTTCCATCGTTTGTTGTTGCTCATTATATCGGTTAAAAAAGTCCATAGCTTTCTTTTGCTCTTGAGATATACCAGGTCTCAACTTGATTTCCTGATAGTATTTATCTTTAAGAGTTTCAAGCTCGTTACGGGCTTTTGCAACTTCTTCTTTAAAAGCTAGTTTTTTCTTTCTTACATCTCTAGCTTCATCAACCTCTTCGTCGTAGTTAAAATTATCTTCCATTAAGAAAGAAATTTCTTCACTATTTAAATGAGGTTTTGTTTGTTTGTAGTATTCATTAAGTAAAGTTACATCATCTGTTTTACTATAATCATGATTTAATCTTACATAATCTTCTACTGTACCACCAGTGTCTTCCATAAAAGTCACTAGTTTTTCTATGTTTTCAGGTAAAGGTTTACCAAGCACTTGCTCGTCTCTTTTAGCTTCAGCAATATCTTGTTTAATTTCTTTAACCTCTTGTTCTTCAGTTATTTCTTGGATTTCAACGACAGAATCCTCTTCTTTGGGTTCTTGTACTTCCACATTTTCGCTGGACCGTACTTCTTCATCCACCTTTTGTATATCTCCGGTTCGTTGATCTTCAGGTAATTCTCCTGTTTTTTGCTCTGAAATGGCATCTTCTTTTGGTATTGTAACCTTTGTAACTTCTGGAACTATTTCTCCAGTAGCTTCTGGTTTTGTTAAATCTACTTTAATTGGATCATTGTTAATAACGCCTAGTTTTTTAGGTGTTTTTTTCTTTGGTTTCAATTTAAAGTCACCTTCCTGTTTAACAGTTTCATCTGTTTTTGTTTGTGTTGACATAATATAATATTATAAAATTAGTAATTATTTAGGGCTAAAAGCTTCTAATCCAAAATCCCCTACGCTATCGTTGCTTGACTCAAAATTAATTGGTGGCCCGTCATTTTGTCTTTGTTGAATCATTTGACTTTGTTGACTACCTTCCAGTTTAATTCTTTTATCTTTTCTATCTTCTATTTCTGTTTCTTTTAAAGACTCAGTTTGTCTCTGTGCTCTAGCTAATTCAACATTGTAATTAAACTCTTCAGCCATAAGCATACGTTTTATTTCTGCTTCTGTCTGCATCCTTTGTATTTCAAACTGTGATTTAGCTTGTTCTATATTAACTTTTTGCTCTGTTAATACTTGTTGTTTCTGTACTTCTGCCATAGCAGTTTTTTCTGCTAATTGAGCATTAGCTTGAGCTTGAGCTTGTATATTTCTTTCTTGTACAGCTTGATCTCTTTCTTGCTTTAATCTACGCCTTTGTTTTAGCATTTGATTTGCAAGTTTTAAATTTTTAATTTGTCTTAAATCTATAGCATCTTCTAACTCTATACCACCAGCTTGTAAAGCCACTTGTATATTTTGCTCTAATTTTGCTTTCTCTTCTTCATCTGGTTCTAGTTCTAAGAAAATACCAAAATCATGTAAAGATAAATTTCTAATTTCATTTAATGTTTGTGTATTGTATACTGAAATACTTTCCATTAAAGCATTAGCTGTTAAAGGATTATTAAGAACGTCAGTTAATTTTTTAGATATGTTTTCACATAATCTTAAACTCATAAATAAACTAGCGTTGTTAATATGTTTTGTTGCTATATTTGATTGTTGTGCAGCGATTTTTTGTAACCCAACTA